GCTTCCGCTATGGCTATGGCTGGTGTTCTACAGTACACTCCTGCATTGTCTACTGACTTGCAAGTTGATGACACTGGTAACACATTCGCTGGTTTGCTACACGGCCGTATCAAGGTTTATATTGACCCATACTTCGGTGGTTACACATCTAACCAAGAATTGGTAACAATCGGCTACAAAGGTTCTTCACCTTATGACGCTGGTTTGTTCTACTGCCCATACGTTCCATTGCAAATGGTTCGTGCAGTTGACCAGTACACATTCCAACCTAAGATTGGTTTCAAGACTCGTTACGGCATGGTTGCAAACCCATTTGCTGGTGGCGACAACGTTGATCTAGGTCAGTTGTACTCTAAGCGTAATACGTACTATCGTATTTTCCGCGTTGCTAACTTGATGTAATTTCAAGTAAAAGAAACCACCACTAAGAGTGGTACTTTAAAAGGGGAGCAGAAATGCTCCTCTTTTTTTGTTCCTAAATAGTAAGTAGGAGACAAATATGAAACCAGAAAATACCAATTTTTTACAACCGACAAAGTATATACTGACCTTCCCAGAAGTTCCAGATATGATTTACTTTTGTCAGAAAGCAAACATTCCAGGTGTATCTTTGGGACAAGCCTTGCAAGAAACACCGAATCTTGATTTATTTCATTCAGGAACAAAAATCACATATAACACATTCGATGTTACGTTTTTAGTAAATGAAGATTTGTCGGCATGGACAACAATATATAATTGGATGAAAGACCTTTCTTCTGTTGAAGCTACATATACAAAGAGAAAAGAAGGAAGAAAGCAAGCGGTTCTTACCGTTATGTCTAACCAAAACAATCCAAAATTACGTGTGAAGTTGATGAATTTATTTCCAACTTCTTTGTCTGATTTAGAGTTTGACACCACACTGTCAGCAGAAGAACATATTACCGCAACGGTATCTTTCCGTTATGATTGGTTTGAATTAGAACAGTTGTGATATAATATAGTTTTATAATGGAGTTATTATGAATAAACTTGAAGAAATATTAAAAGAGTGGGACAAAGATTCTGTTATCGATTCAACAGAACCAGGTAAAGAATTATTAAAAATACCTACACTACACAACAAGTATTTAAAAATTCTTGTTAACCATCGCCTTGCAATGAAGCGTATCAATTTTGAATATGCTCGTCTGCGTAAAACCAAAGAAGAATATTATAATGGTTCTCTTTCACAAGAAGAACTCGAAGAATATGGTTGGGAACCTTTTCGCTTGAATGTAAAAACAAAACAGGGAATTGAACGTTACATGGAATCTGATACAGAGTTAGTTCGCTTATTGGAAAAGAAAATGTACCACGATGAAGCAATTGCCGTTTGTGAATCTATTATGCAAGAACTGAAAAGCCGAACTTTCCAATTGAAAGATTATATTTCATGGGAAAGATTCATCGGTGGAAACTAAAATAATTGTAACAAAAAGAAATGAAACTGTCGTTAAAGTAAAATGCGAACGTGGTATAGCACAAGAGTTATCAGACTATTTTACATTCTTTGTACCAGGACATCAATTCACACCAGCATTTAGGAATAGAATCTGGGATGGAAAAATAAGACTTTTTGACCTCAGAACATTTGAATTGTATCACGGCTTAGTTTCATATATTGAAACCTTCTGTAGAGAGCGAGAATACTCCATAGAGTATGGTGATCCACGACCAGATTTAACGGAAGATTATCCTGTTTATCATGCTGACAAGTTTATCACAGAACTCGATCTGCATTCAAGAGGTGAAGCTATTGGTGTAAGAGATTATCAAAAGAGTGCTTACATTCATGCTATGCGTAACAAACGTGCATTGTTACTGTCACCAACTTCTTCAGGCAAGTCATTAATCATATACTTGCTAATAAGACAATTACTAGAATACAAATGTAAAACAGGTCTTATTATTGTTCCAACCACATCTCTTGTTGAACAACTGTATACAGACTTTGCAGATTATTCAACTGCAAATGGATGGAATGTGGAAGAAAATGTACATAAAATTTATCAAGGTAAAGACAAGAATACAGACTTACCTTTAATCGTTTCCACATGGCAATCTCTATACACACAACCAAAAGAATACTTTGAACAGTTTGATTTTGTGATGGGTGATGAGGCACATTTGTTTAAAGCACAATCTCTTGTGACTATTATGTCAAGCTGTATCAATGCCAAATACAGAGTTGGTCTTACTGGCACACTTGATGGTACAAAAACACATAAACTTGTACTAGAAGGCCTGTTTGGTATTACTGAAAAGGTTACTACAACCAAAGAGTTGATGGATAATAAACAAATTGCTGATTTCAAAATCAAATGTTTGGTATTAAAACATGATGATGAAATTTGTCAGTTGATGAAAGGTAAGACTTACCAAGAAGAAATGGAGTACCTGATTCTAAATGAAAATAGAAATAAATTTATTAAAAATCTTTCGGTATCTTTGACTGGAAACACTCTCATATTATATCAATTTGTTGACAAACATGGCAAAATTCTGTATGATATGATATCTAATACTAAAAATATTGGAGAAAGAAAAGTGTTTTTTGTATATGGTAAAACAGATACGGAAACAAGAGAAGAAGTTAGGCGTATAACAGAGGATGAAAATGACGCTATTATTGTGGCTAGTTATGGTACCTTTAGTACTGGAATTAATATTAGGAATCTCCATAATGTTATATTCGCATCTCCATCCAAATCAAGAGTTCGAAATCTCCAGTCTATTGGACGAGGTCTACGACTTGGTGATAACAAAACCGAAGCGGTTCTTTACGACATAGCTGATGATTTAAGATACAAAAACCATATGAATTTCACGCTGAAGCATTTCGTGGAAAGAACAAAGATATATAATGAAGAAAAGTTCACCTACAAACTTTATAAGATAGGATTAAAAAATGGAAGCAGTAAAAATAATACGTCTTAAATCTGGTGAAGATATCATTGCATATATTGAGCAAGTAGATAAAATGAATTTTATTATAAGAGAACCTATGGTGGTTTTAAGTAAACAAGACTTTAAAAACGGTAAACACGTTATTATGATGGACCATTGGTTACCCGTTCCATTGATTCAGCACAATGAAGCGTTTATTACGGAAAGTGAAATTGTAACTATGCTCGAACCAACTTCTAAATTTTCTGAGTATTATGAAAACGCTGTCAATGACATAAAACAGATTTTGGATTTTAACACATCTTCTTCTGACGAAGAAGAAAGAAACCTCACTAGAGAAGAAATGTTAATGATGTTGGAAGCGGTTGGACCTGATACAACAGAACTAATACATTAATATAAACATGCAGAGGGTACATATGGAGTGTGCGCCTTTGGCAAGCAAAAGTCAAGCAATTTTTAAGGTAAACATTATTATGAACGATTTAAATACCACACCAACAGCAAAACCAAAGAAGCATTACATCAACAATGCAGATTTTTGTAAAGCACTTGTAGATTACCAAACCGCAGTGGCAGTTGCCAAAGCAGAAGGTAAAACGAAACCTCGAATTCCAAATTACATTGGTGAGTGTTTTATGAAGATTGCTGAAGGTCTATCACACAAACCAAACTTCATCAATTATTCTTACCGAGATGAAATGGTTGGAGATGGTATTGAGAACTGCTTGATGTACTTTGAGAACTTTGATACCACAAAATCATCAAACGCATTTGCTTACTTTACACAAATCATCTACTTTGCGTTCCTCAGACGTATTCAAAAAGAAAAGAAACAACTCTACGTTAAGTATAAATCTACAGAGCAATTTGGATTACTTGATGAGAATGAACTCATGGGATACGATGATATGCCAGCAAAGCCCTTTGAACTATATGATAACATTTCCGATTTCATTGAAACCTTTGAAGAAACTAAGAAACGAAAAAAGGCAATCAAAAAGGAAAAAGGTATAGAAAAGTTTTTGGAAGATTAATATGAAAATCGGATTGACATGCTCTTGCTTTGATTTATTCCACACTGGTCACGTTCTGATGCTTGAGGAAGCAAAACAACATTGTGATTACCTAATTGTTGCACTACAGACAGACCCAACTATAGACAGACCGGAGAAAAATAAACCGGTACAATCCGTTTACGAACGGTATATACAACTCAAAGGTTGCAAGTATGTGGATGAAATTATACCATATTCTACCGAAGAAGACCTATTAAATCTCTTGACAACAGTTAAATATGATGTTAGGATACTAGGAGAGGAATATAAATGGAAACCTTTCACAGGCAAACATCTTGATAAAGAGTATTATTATAATTCCCGTCCTCACACATATAGTAGTACTGAATTAAGGAAACGAATTGAAAGTAGCAATAATAACTGACCAACACTTTGGTGCTAGAAATGACTCTCTTCACTTTTTGGATTTTTATGAAAAATTTTATGACGAAACATTTTTTCCTGCTATTGATGCTGCCGGAATTACTACTGTTCTTATTCTTGGTGACACGTTTGACCGGCGCAAATATGTAAACTTCTATTCACTCCAACGTGCCAAGAAGATGTTCTTTGGTAAGTTGGCCGCACGTGACATTAAAGTTCACATGCTGGTTGGTAACCACGACACATACTATAAGAACACAAACGATGTTAATTCTCCAAGACTGGTTCTGGAAGAATATGAAAACATCCATATCATAAAAAATCCACAAACAATTCAGATTGAAGGTACCTCGATTTGTATGATGCCTTGGATTTGTCCTGAGAACTATGAAGATTCCATGACTACACTTAAAGA